GATTAAATGAAGCTTATATCAGAATACACAGAATCAGTTGGTTATCTAACTGAAAAGAAAGAAGATGGATCAAAGAATCACTTCATCGAAGGTGTATTCATGCAAGCCGAACAAAAGAATCGTAATGGCCGTGTCTATCCTAAGAAAATTATGGAAAGCGCAGTCGAGAAGTACGTCAATGAGCAGGTCAAAAGTGGCCGTGCTGTAGGCGAACTTAATCATCCAGATGGTCCAACGATCAATCTGGACAAGGTTTCACATCGTATTACTGCCCTCGAATGGGATGGCAATAATGTGATAGGAAAAGCGCAAATTCTAAACACCCCGATGGGTCAGATCGTTCAAGGTCTCCTCGAAGGTGGGGTTAGAGTAGGCGTGTCTAGTCGTGGTATGGGTACTCTTGAGCAGAGAGGCGGTGTTAATTACGTGAAGGATGACTTCATGTTGAATACTGTTGATATCGTTCAGGATCCATCGGCACCTGATGCATTTGTTAATGGAATTATGGAAGGTGTAGAATGGGTTTGGAATAACGGTATCCTAGTCGCTGAAGAGATTGAGGCTTATGAGACTGAAATTAAGAAGACTCCGGCGCCTTACTTGTATGAGACGCAGGTGAAAGTCTTTAAAGATTTTCTCTCTAAACTATAATTTGTAAAGGAGCATCTAATGTCTGAAAACATTGATAATCAAGACATTGAGGCTATTGAAGAAGCACAAGAAGTTTCTCTTCCGAAGGATGAGAAGGCTTCAGTTGATTCGGTTGATAAAGCCTCGGACGTCACTAAAAAAGCACCTGCTCGTAAAGGAGATAAAACAGGTACTAAGGACGAGCCAGCCCAGCAGGGTAATGTCAAAGCTAAAGACGATGGTGTTGCAGAATCATTCGAGGATGATTTAAACGCACTTGTTGAATCTGAAGCAACTCTATCAGAAGGTTTCCGTGAGAAAGCTGCTACAATTTTTGAAGCTGCACTTAACAGCAAAGTTGCTGCAAAAGTGAATGAGCTTGAAGAGTCGTACGAAGAGCGTCTTGCAGAAGAAACTGAATCTTTCAAAACTGATCTAGTTGAGAAAGTTGATGGATATCTTAACTACGTCGTTGAGTCGTGGATGGAAGAGAATAAGGTAGCTATTGAAGCTGGCTTACGCACTGAAATCGCTGAAGGCTTTATGACTGCACTGAAAGATGTGTTCACTGAGAACTACATCGAAGTTCCTGAAGCTAAGGTTGACTTAGTTGATGAGCTTTCTGAGCAGGTCAAAGAGCTTGAAGACAAACTTAATGGCACAATCGCTGATAACATTGAATTAGCTGAAGCACTTTCTGTTGCTAAAAAAGATTCAATCGTTGAAGCTGCATCAAAAGATCTTACTGTAGCACAAGCTGAGAAGTTAGCTTCTCTTGCTGAGTCAATTGAGTTTGACAGTGTTGAGTCTTTTGAGAATAAGATTAATACTATTAAAGAATCTTATTTCCCAGCTGAGAAAGTGGTTGTAAGTGAAGAAGCTGAAGTAGAGCAGTCTGAAGGTGACGATGTTACTGAAACATCACCACTGATGAGCGCTTATCTCGACGCCATTAAATTAACATCTAAAAATTAATCCAAAGGAGAAATAAAATGTTTGGATCTGATAAAATTATGGAGAAATGGAGTCCAGTAATGGATCACCAAGATCTTCCTGAAATCGGTGACAAGTATAAGAAAGCGGTTACTGCCGTTATACTTGAAAACCAAGAAAAAGCTCTAGCTGAAGAGCGCGGTAATGCGTCTTATCAGTTAAATGAGACTGCGGCTAACGCGACTGGTAACGGCGTATCAAATTGGGATCCTATCCTAATCTCGCTAGTTAGACGTGCTATGCCTAACCTAATTGCATACGATATTGCTGGTGTACAGCCTATGACTGGTCCTACTGGTCTTATCTTCGCTATGCGTTCACGTTACACTTCACAATCTGGTACTGAAGCGTTGTTCAACGAAGCTGATACAGACTTCTCAGGTACTGGCACTCACGGTGGTGCTTCTGACTCTCTAGGCCTTTCTGGTACTGGTGGTCCTGGTACAGCTGGTGCTACTGCTGGTGGTACTGTTTCTGATTCATTCGGTATTGGTACTGGTATGGATACAGCTGATGCTGAGGCATTAGGTAACACTGGTAACGCTTTTGCTCAAATGGCATTCTCAATCGAGAAAGCTACTGTGACTGCAAAGTCAAGAGCTCTTAAAGCTGAGTACACAATGGAATTAGCACAAGACTTGAAAGCTATTCATGGTCTTGACGCTGAAGGCGAGCTTGCTAACATTCTTTCTGCTGAGATCCTTGCTGAGATCAACAGAGAAGTTATTAGAACTATCAATGTTAAAGCTAAGCTTGGTGCTCAACAA